TTAACTTTTCAGTTCCCGATGGTGTAGAATCAAGAAGATATATTGGTAAAGGACTAAACTGGAAAGTTAAAGAAGGTAAAGAGTATATTGGTGAGGAAGCGGATGTAATGGAGTTCAATGATTTAGCAATGAGGGGTGAAATGGCTCTTGATACTGATGGACAATGGCCGGCTTGTATTAATTTGGCAAGAAAGAACTACGCACTTATTACAGGTAAAGGTAAAATTAAACTTACCGGTAACTCAATCAAATCTAAAAAAATGCCGAAGTATATTGAGTTGTTTTTGGACAAGGCAATTAAGATGTTACTTGATGGTGATGGAAAAGGATTTGTGGAGTACTATTATGAATACGTTCAAAAGATATTTGACCAAAAAATTCCTTTGATGCAGATCGCAAACAAATCAAAAGTTAAACAATCAATTGATGATTATATTGCAAGAAGTAAAACCAAAACAAAAGCGGGGACTCTTATGTCAAGACAAGCCCATATGGAATTGGCAATGAAAGAAAACTTAAATGTTAATCTTGGTGATATAATTTATTATGTGAATAACGGTACAAAGGCATCACACGGAGATGTTCAGAAAGTTAATAAACTAAAGAAAGGATGGACAGACGAACAATTAAAGTATTATTTTTCGGTTAACGGGAAATACCCTGATGAATCGATGACATCAATGATACAACTTAATTGTTATAGATTGGACCCTTCTGAAATTGAGAACAATCCCGATATGTTGGGGGAATACAATATCCAAAGATCAATTGCAACATTTAATAAGAGAGTTGAGCCTTTACTTGTTGTTTTTCAACAGGAAGTTAGAAATAATCTTTTGGTTAAGAATCCAGAAGAAAGAGGATTCTTTACAACTGAACAATGTCAACTTATAAATGGACAACCATTTAAAGAAGATGATCAGGATAAGTTAGAAGATGTGATGCAAATATCCGAAGAAGAACTTACATTTTGGGATAGAGTAGGTGAAACCCCTTTCCATATGTATAGAAAGGCAGACCCTTATATGTTAAAATATTTAGATGAACGTGAATTAAGACATTTTGAGACCGTCGGAGGATAGGATATACCAATTACCTTCGACAAACTGAAACTGAACACAAGCTCCTTTTTCTAAAAGGAGCTCATCCCATTCTTCATCTATCAAACCTGTGTCTGATTTTACTAATACTTGTGTTAAAGATTTGATTATTATTCTTTTAGTCACAATAGAATTGAGGGTAACTTCGGATGTATCAACTCCCCTTACGATTAATAAGTTTTCATCTCTAGTCCAATACTCTTTAGCCGAAATAATAACAGCTTTATCATCAATTTTAGGGATATCAATTGTGTTTTGATACCTAATAACATTTTTTCTTTGTGGTATATTTGTCATATTACATATATTTGTCTTGGCATAGCCCTAAACTTTAAAGTCTTGTTAAGGTTTTCAGCAATTAACGCTTCTCTTTCTAAAACTTTATCAGGTCTAAGTCTTGTTAATCTTCCTTCAGCACCTGTTAACTCCTCAAGTAATTTAGTCTTTTCGTCCTTACCTTCTGTTGCTAAAGCGGCGTAATCCATTGTTAAATCACCATCAGGAGTTTTTAAATTACCACTGAACTTACCTCTAACTTTTGATAATAGTTCTTTTGCTGATGCAACAAACCATCTTCTGACCCAAATTTGAGCGGGATTATTCAAATCGTTCCAACTGATTTTATCAAAAGGTACATCCGAAGGAAGTTTTATAATGTCAGGATTATCTTTTAAACATTTATCTCTATCACCATCATTTGTATCATAATACCAATACCATACTTTACCCTTCATTAAAGTAGAGTTACCAAAGTCAAATTTACCTCCAGGTGTGTTCATTAAATGAACCGCCTTTTTACCACCAGGTAATGCTGTAACTCTATATGTTAAATCACCCGCAATAATTCTTTTTTGTATATTAATTTCTTGCATTCTTAACAACATATCAAATGCCGGCATAAGAAAGTAACTTCCCGAAACATTACCGACTTGAGCATAACCAGCAGGACCTGATATACCTCCTCCAGCAATACCACCAAATGCCCAAGGATCAAATAATAAGTTGTTCATTTCGGGTGGTGTGAACCAAAGTAATTCATTTAATTCTCTACCCGCAGGGATTTCATATATTTGTTGTTTTGGAACTAATTGAATATAATCCTTTTTTAAAACCCAATCACCCCCTGCTTGTAAACCTACAATTTTAGAATAAGCATATGTGTACCTTGTTTCGTAGTCTAAACTTTTTGTCATAAACGCATTACTCAAAGATTGAGTTTCAACGTTTAATCCCCACAAACTTGTCCATTGACTTTCAGTCAACCATTCCTGTATGTATTGTGAATAGTCCTCAATGGAGAATTCCAAAAGAGTATCAAGTTGTTCATCTTCTAATTCAACAGACCTAAGTGGTGCCCCCAATACGTGTCTTACTCTTTTGTAGAGTTTTTCTCTTTCTTCATTGCTTATAATAGACATAATGATTGTTTTTATATAAATATTTCAATTATCTATTCGGGACAAAAATAGTTCATTAACAAAATCCCAATTCACATGATTCCAAAAGTTTTTGATGTATTCATCTCTTTTGTTTTGATATTTTAAATAATAAGCATGCTCCCACAAATCAAGTCCCAAGATAGGATACCCACCTCCTTTGATAATATTCATTAAAGGATTGTCTTGATTAGGTGTAGATATAATTTTTAACTTTTTACTTTTTGTGAGTATTAACCAAGACCATCCTGAACCAAATCTTTTTTTTGACTCTTCATTAAACTCATCTTTCATTTTTTTAATATTCCCAAAATCTTTATTAATTTTTTCAAGAATCTCTTTTTTAGGAACTTGCTTTTTTGGTGACAACATTTTCCAAAACAATGCGTGGTTAAAGGCACCACCAGCATTATTTCTTATAACATCATCATACTTGTTTATTGACATTATAATATCCTCAAGTTCTAAATCCCCGTACTTTTTATTAGAAAGAGCATCATTTAATTTTTTAACATAACCCTTGTAATGTTTATTATAGTGAATATCCATTGTTTTCGGGTCAACAAATTGTTTTAAAGATGAATATGAATAAGGTAATTTTTCTATACCTATTTTTTTCATTTCATTTATGAATTGATTTCTTAATTTATCTTTATCGATTAAAAGTATTTGTTCTTGTAATAAATTAATTTTTTTATTAATTTTTTCTACACCTTCATAAATGATTTTGTCTTTGTCAGGATTCAAAGATTCAAACTTTTTAATTAAAGACCCTGAAAGTGCGTTTGCCTCATCTTCATTTTGCCCTCCTATATCTGGACCTCTTTCTCTACCTAAAACATTACGTTGATATACATGAACCCATTCATGAGCTAAAGTTCTAAGGATATCTCGATTCATTCTATTTTTTATTAAGATTTTGATACCTTTATTAACGTGTTGACTACCAGTTGTCATTTTACCAATTCTTTCGTTGGTGAATGTTATTATTAAATCACTTTTTAATTTATAGTTTTTTTGAAGGAACTTACAAAATTCCTTAAATAATTTTTTTTTGTTTTCATCTAATGTACATCCAACACTTTTAAACGTAATCTTCATTAAAGATAAATATTTGATAAATAAAAAAACCCCGTATAAACGAGGTTTTGATATGTTAATTTATTTGTTTATTAAAATCTTCTTCTGTAAGATCTTCTTCTTGATTCTGCCTGTATACCTTTTTCGTCCATTAAACTTTTTAATGCGTTTGCAATATCCATAACTTGTTGATTTGCTTTTTGAAATTCCTCAAAACACATTTTAATGTTTGATGAAACCTCTCCAGTTGAAACGTCTGTTTCCGGTTTACATGCGTTAGGGATGTTAGAGTAACCCTTTTCTGTAAAGATTGAAGTTAGTTCGTCGGACGCTTCTTCCTCTTCTTTAACTATTCTTCTTAAAAGTCTTTCTAATTTTCTTTCGTTCAATCTATTCATAACAATTTTTTATTATAAATAGTACAATCATTTAAAAAAAATTAACGCAAATTAATTAAATTTAAAATTTCTTCTACAACATCTATCGAGTCTGAAACCTCATCTCCCATTACAGTCCCTATGATTTTCTTCTTCTTATTTAATATGTCGTAAATAGCACCTTCTATTGTGTTCTCAAAAATTGGATAGTATACAAGAACATTATTTTTTTGACCGTATCTATATGCTCTATCTTCGGCTTGTGCGTGTTCTGCGGGAACAAAAGATAAATCATTCATAATTACAACCTCAGCGGCAGTTAAAGTTAAACCAACACCTGCGGCTTTTAAGTTCCCAACAAATACTTTAATTTTTTCATTATCTTGAAATTGATCAACAGCATATTGTCTTTGGACTTTATTACAACTCCCATCCAAATAAACAGATTGTTTTCCAAAATGGTTATGGATTAATTGTAAGGTGTCTGTAAAGTTTGTAAAAATTATAACTTTTTTTCCTTGTTCTATGATGTTTTCGGCAAACTCAATTGTTTGTCTTACTTTTTCATTTGCGATTACCTTTCTTACTTTCATAAGTTTAGAAAACTGAATAGTAAGTGATGATGACTCTTCTTTACGATTATCTAACCATTCGTAGTATTCTCCCATCAAATCTTTATATTCTTTTGATGAGGTTCTTAAATAAACAGGAGTTATAATTTTATCAGGTAAATCTAACACCTCTTCTTTTAATCTACGAAGTATCTGTTTTGATGTTCTGTCTTTTAACTCCTCAAGGTTTGATGCCCCCTGAACATTCCACACCTTTCTTTTACCTGCCATAAATTGATATCCCTGACAGTATCGGATAGCATAAGCCATCCAATTCTGTGCGACGGGACTTTCGATGATACTCAAAAGATTATAATAGTTCATTGGTCGAGAAGTCATCGGTGTTCCTGTTAATAACCAAACTCTTTTAATTTTTTTAACAAAGTGATTAATTATTTTTGTTCTTTGTGCCTGAGCGTTAGATACCATATGAGCCTCATCTAATATTACAAGTTCAAAGTCAGATTGATTTAATAAAGAATTTTCACTGTCTTTTAAATCATGAAAGTTTTTTAAAATATCATAATTCACTATAACAAAATCTGACTCTGTCGAAAACTTTTTTCCTTCTGAAATAAACACACTCCTATCTGAATAGTTCTCAATCTCCCTTTGCCAGTTGATTTTAAGTGATGCAGGACAAATAATTAAAATCTTTTTTGCTCCCGTTTCTAACGCGGCAATAATTGTAGATGTGGTTTTACCAAGTCCCATATCATCGGCTAATATAAATCTACGAGAACCAACTAATTTTTCTATTGCTTCTTTTTGGTGTGACAATGGGGGACGATGATTATATTTAGTATAATCAATATCAACTTTATCAATAGTGTGAGATTTTATTAATGCGGATTTAGGAATCCAAAATTCAGATATGGAATCTTTATCAAAAAACTTTCCCCAAATATGGTATGATTTTTCTTTTTCTACCAATAGTTTTTCAATGTATATTTTTTCAGGTGTTTGTAGTAGATATTTTTCTTCCGCAAATTTTTTGGCAAAATAAGAATCTAACTCAACCCATTTACGAGCAACTTTTGGTACAACATTATTATATGAAACAATATAATCCGATTGTGATCTTGTAGGGTAGAATTTTTTATTGGTTTCTTTTTTTTGTTTTAAATAAAGTATATAATTGTTTGCGCCAGAATATGTGTCTAGTATTTCTAAGGCTTGGTGTTCTATTAGAGTCTTATTACTCAAAACTAATTTTAATTAAAAATAATAATAAAAAAGATATTTATCAATAAAATACTCTATGAACAATAAAGTTCCAATAACAAGACTCGGTAAATTTTTTGGGGATAACGATTTTAATTTAGAAATTGGTATGGGTCAAGAATGGTTGATTGGTGATATGAACTACACTTGTGTTTTGTATAGGGTTGATAGAACTAAAACTAAAAAAGATGATGTTTATGGGGAAACCATTACTGACGGTATAATTTATTTACCTCCAGTTGAATTTAATGCCTATGTTGGCATTGCAGCACCTGAAAATAAAATGTTAGGATCATCAAGAGTAGACCAAGTTGAGCCTGGTAATATTACAGTTTCTGTCTACTTAAAAACTTTAGAGGAATTAGAAATTGATATAAGTTTTGGTGACTACATTGGATACTACGAAACAGAAAATTTTGTAAGATATTACACCGTAGTCAATGATGGAAGGGTTGTTTCTGACATTAAACATAATTATAAAGGGTATAAACCATTTTATAGAACTATAATTGCATCACCTGTTAGTTCTAATGAATTTAGAGGATTATAAAATATGGGATTACCAAAAAAAATAAAAAAATATATACCATTAAATTTTCCTGTTAGCCCTTTAGAGAGGAGACATGAGCTAACGGATTTAATAATGGAAAAAGGAACATTCCTACCAAAGGGATTGTTACATGCCGATTTAGATAGAGGGTTTTTAGATTTTGTAAATGAAAATTTTACAGTAACCGTAGACGGTAAAAAAATACCAATGATTGATATTCTAATCACAACACAAAATTGGTCTCAATTTACAGAAACATGGGATTTTCAAAATATAGATAAAAATGCAGAACCACCGTTTATTACAGTGGTAAGACAACCTGAAGTTAAATTTGGTGAACCATCTATAAAATACAATATACCAAACAGAAGACTGTATCATTATGCTCAAGTACCAACTTGGGATGGTCAAAGACACGGTATGGATGTGTATAAGATTCCACAACCAATACCTGTTCAGATTAATTATACCGTTATAATAATCTGTAATAGAATGAGGGAGATTAATGAGTTTAACAAAAAAATAATGCAAACATTTGCATCAAGACAAGCATACCAAAATATTAAAGGACATTATTTACCAATAATAATGAGTGACGCGTCTGACGAGTCTGTGTTAGATTTAGAAAAAAGGAAGTTTTATATACAAAAATACCCAATGACTTTACAAGGTATTTTACTTGATGAAGATGAATTTGAGGTTCAACCAGCAATTGTTAGAACTATTCAAATGTATGAGTTTGACGAGTCAGTTAAGAAAAAAAGAAAAAAGAAACTTCCAACAGAACCGTTAGATTTTACATTTATTTTTAATCTTGGTTCTAATGAAAAATCAGATATAATTCATTATACAACAGACCTTAAATTAACAGAGTCTTTAAATGTAGATTCTTACGAAATTTATATAAATGGTGATTTTTATGGTCAAGATATTAATGAAATACAAATCAATACTAATGACGACTTAAAAATTGTTATAGAAAAAGACGATATTACAAAAGAATCCAAGTTAATTTTTCAACAGAAACTTATATAGTTACTCACCATATATATCCTTTTTTTCTTGACACTTTTCGTAAATTAAGTTTTCCAAAAACTTATACATCTTAATACCTCTTTTGTCACAATATTTTTTCAAAGTGTTGTGAGCTTCAATAGAAATCTTTAAGTTTTTTATTTTTTTTCGTTCATTTTCCATAGGTAGAAAAAAGGCAGAATAAAATCTTACCAAGATATAAATAGTTTAACAGAAGTAAAGTTTTTGCCTAAATCACGGGTATTTATATAAAAAATAAAATACATTAATTAATTAAACTAAAAAATTATGGCAACTAATAGTAAAATTTTTGTTTCACCAGGTGTCTATACTTCTGAAGTAGATTTAAGTTTTGTGGCACAAAGTGTAGGTGTTACAACTCTTGGTATCGCTGGAGAAACACTAAAAGGTCCAGCATTCGAACCTATTTTTATTAGAAATTACGAGGAATTCCAATCCTACTTTGGGGGAACTTCTCCTGAAAAATTTGTGAATACTCAAATTCCTAAATATGAAGCGGCTTATATCGCAAAATCATATTTACAACAATCAAATCAACTTTTTGTTACAAGAATATTAGGTTTGTCTGGTTACGACGCAGGTCCTTCTTGGTCAATCACAACAAGCGCTAACGTAGACCCTACAACAATAGATCCTTATTGTTTAAGTGCTGTCACACCTTCAGGCAGTTGTGAACCCGTTTGTATTTTACCGAAAACAATACCTTTTACAGTTGATTTTACAGGTTGTACAAATGGTGTGTCATCAGTTGTTTTTGACACTTTTCCAAACGAAATAGAGGTGCTTTTAGACAATCAATATGAACAGTTTAATGGGAACACCTCAACACTACTTAGTGATTTACAATTTTTCGCATATCAAAGAATTCTGAATCCGGCAACTGAGGAAACATCAATTGCTTATTTTGGTAGTATTGATGGTGAAGACTATGATATCCTCTCAAGTGGATATACAGCGTCTACAAATGTTTTTAACGTACCATCACCTTCTGCAAGTCTTACAGATTTTACATCACCATTTAACGATACGTGGTACTATGCTTTGTTTGAAAATATCGGAAATGCAGAATATTCAGGATTTTCGTTTTGGTCAGTTGTAAGTGGTTTAACAAATATAAACCCGATAACTACGTCGACAACAACACCATCCCCAACTTCAACTCCAATACCTAATCCATGCGTATCACCTACACCAGTCTCACCTACCACTAGCACAACCACTACAGTTGTTGATTGTTTTTCAGGTACTATGATTGGTATGATTTACGTGTATTCAGGAATGGCGTATACAAATTATGATGATTTAGTTGTTGCAACATTAAGATCTAGAGGTATATCAACATATAGTGATGACCAAAATCCAAGATATGAAATTACTGGTATAACTGATGTGACAATGGATTGTACAAATCAATACGAAAGTGTACTCAAAAATCCTTTTGCGAAATTTGCGATTAACGCAACAAATTATTTAGGTAATAACTTCACATTTGTAACTTCATTTGCAACAAGTGACTCTGAGTATATATCTAAAGTATTTGGTACAAATAATTTTGGTAAACCAAGAAATGTTGTTCCTCTATTTGTAGAAGAAAGGTTTCAAACAATGTTGAGATGGGCTTATAATAAAGGTTATATTAGAGGTTTGAAGTGTGATTTAATCTCTCTACCAGAAGCACAAAGTGAAGACCCAACCTCAATTGGGTGGTATTTAGAAAAATATCAATCACCTGAGAGTCCTTGGGTAGTTTCAGAAGTAAGAGGTTCTAAAGTTTACAATCTATTTAAATTTTATACAATTTCTGACGGAAATAGTGCAAATACTGAAGTTAAGATATCAATTTCTGATATATCATTTGCAAACGAGACGTTTACAGTTTTAGTAAGAGACTATTATGACACAGATTCTAATCCTGTAGTTTTAGAAAAATACACAAACTGTTCTATGAATCCTCAAGAAAATAATTTTATCGCTAAGAAAATTGGTTCATTAGATGGTGAATTCGAATTGAAATCAAGGTACATAATGGTAGAAATGAATGAGGATGCTCCTATAGACGCATTACCTTGTGGATTTGAGGGGTATAACTATAGAGAATATAGTGGTGGTAAATCCCCATTCCCTATTTTCAAGACTAAGTATGATTTTCCAGGTGAACTTGTATTTAACCCACCTTTTGGTACTCCATCAGGAACTGACGACGCTGGTTTATCATCAGGTGATAACATAAGAAGAACATTCTTAGGTTTCTCTACAAATGCAGATTACGGTTATGACCCAAGCTTTTTTGAGTATTCAGGTAAAAGAAACCCATTGAACATCTGTTTTGCAACCGAATCCTCACCTTGGTTATATAGAACAAGAGGTTTCCACATGGACAAAAACGCTAGCGGTATTACAATTTCAGATGGTTTCTCCACAAGTGGTGAACCAAGATTTTACGTAGGAAGTGCTGATTTTAGTTCAGAACCTGTTGTGGATACAAACCCATATTATAGACTATTCGCACGTAAATTTACTTTATTAGTACAAGGTGGTTTTGATGGATGGGATATCTATCGTGAAAGAAGAACAAATGAAGATAAATATGTTTTGGGTAGAACAGGTTATCTTAACGGAGCTTGTGCCACAACAAGATACCCTTCAGCTGTGGGTTGGGGAGCGTTCAAACAAATCTCAGTAGGAGACGGAACAACAGATTACGCGAACACAGATTATTACGCATATCTTTTAGGTATCAGAACATTCTCTAATCCTGAAGCGGTTAACATAAATGTATTTGTAACTCCAGGTATTGATTATGTTAATAATAGTAATTTGGTCGAGTCTACAATTGAAATGATTGAGACTGAAAGAGCGGATTCATTGTACATTACAACTACTCCTGACTACAACCTACTTTTACCTACAACAACGGGAGTTGATGGTTTAATATACCCTCAAGAGGCTGTTGATAATTTAGAGGAAACGGGAATTGATTCTAACTACACCGCAACTTTTTATCCTTGGGTACTTACAAGAGATAGTGTTAACAATACACAAATTTATATCCCACCAACAGCAGAAGTTACAAGAAACTTGGCGTTGACAGATAATATTGCATTCCCTTGGTTCGCTGCGGCTGGTTATACAAGAGGTATTGTAAACGCGATTAAGGCTCGTAAGAAATTAACACAAGAAGATAGAGACGTTCTATATTTGGGTAGAATTAACCCAATCGCAACATTCTCAGATGTAGGTACGGTTATTTGGGGTAACAAAACACTTCAAATTAGAGAGTCCGCACTTGATAGAATTAATGTAAGACGATTGTTGTTACAAGCAAGAAAATTGATATCTGCGGTATCTGTTAGATTGTTATTTGACCAAAATGACGAAAAAGTAAGACAAGATTTCTTAAATTCAGTTAATCCTATTTTGGACGGAATTAGAAGAGATAGAGGTCTATATGACTTTAGAGTAACTGTATCAAATGACACCGCTGACTTAGACAGAAATCAAATGACAGGTAAGATTTACATTAAACCAACACGTTCATTAGAATTTATAGATATTACATTCTATATAACACCGACAGGAGCGTCTTTTGAGGATGTTTAATTAAGTCTAATAAAATAAAAAGAGGGGAAGTAAAATTCCCCTTTTTTGATATATTTATTTATATGTTAAATTATAAAAAAATAGTTAAAAAAATTATCTTAGAAGTTGTTGAGGATAATATGTTAAAATATGGTCTCAAGTACTATGCTTTTGATTGGGATGATAATTTGATGAAAATGCCAACACTTATTTATTTGAAAGATGAGGACGGTGATGTAATTGGTATGTCTACGGAGGACTTTGCAGAATACAGAACTTTAGTTGGTCAAGATCCGTTTGACTATGAAGGTCATATGATTGTGGGTTTTGATAAAGACCCATACAGAGATTTTGGGGTTTCAGGTGATAGAAAATTTTTAGAAGACATAAAATACGCACCAATTGCTTCACAAGAAGTATGGAACGATTTTAAAGAAGCTATTAATAATGGTAGTGTATTTGCAATTATCACTGCAAGAGGTCATACACCATCAGTTTTAAAAAGAGCCGTGAAATATCTTATAGAAAATAACATGCATGGTATTGAAAAAACAAAATTGATTAAAAATTTAAAAGAATACAGAAGAAGGTCTAATTTAAAACCAGTGGAAAATGAAAATTGGTTAATTAATGATTATTTAGAAAGATGTCAATTTTCACCTGTCTCGTATAAAGCGGGCTCTGCTGCAAATCCAGAGGAAGCAAAAATACGAGAAATAAGAAAATTTATGACAAATCAAAGAAGATCATCAAAAAGATTTCAAAAATCTTACTTTGTAAACCACGTAAGTACAGGAGATGATTCTGTGGGAGGTAACCTATTTAAATTTGTAGAACCTAAATTTGGTTTTTCAGATGATGATGAAAGAAATGTTCATTCAATGAAAAATAAATTATCAGATAAAGAAAAAGAAAACTTAAATATTTATTTAACAAAAGGAGGAGAAAAAAATATTTATGAGAACTGGTCTAGTAGAAGATTATTTAAAAATAAAAGGAAGTAAATAGAAAAAAGTTTTTAACTAATATTTATAATAAAAAATAAACTAAGAAAAAAAATAATACAACATGGCAGATCTTTTAATGAAAATGCCCATACCCTACGAACCAAAAAGACAGAACAGGTTCTTAATGAGATTTCCAACAGACTTGGGTATCAATGAATGGGTAGTACAAACAGCTTCACGACCTAAAATTACAATAGGATCACAAGCAATTAAATTCTTAAATACTGAAACATATGTTGCGGGGTCATTTTCGTGGAGTGAAATTTCAGTTAAGTTACTTGACCCAATTGGACCTTCAACCACACAAGCGGTTATGGAGTGGGTAAGATTGGTTGCTGAATCAGTAACAGGACGTATGGGTTATGCCGCAGGTTACAAAAGAAACGTTGACTTAGAAATGTTAGACCCAACAGGTGTTGTTATTGAAAAATGGTTACTTGTAAATGCATTTCCATTAGGATATGATGGTGGTACACTTGGTTATACGGGAGACGCTTTAAGTGAAGTAACTTTCAGTTTAAAAATGGACAGAGCCATTTTAGTTTACTAAAAAAAATACATTCATAATAATAACCCATATACATATTGTGTATGGGTTTTTTATTTACATAAAAATAGATAAAATTATATTTTTAACAAAAAGAATATGGAAGATGAAATAAAATACGGTCAAATGAATTTTACAATACCTCATGATGTAATTGAATTACCATCAAAAGGTATTTTTTATAAATCAAAAAAATCAAGTGTAAAGGTTGGTTTTTTAAATGCAAGTGATGAGGATGCTCTTTCGTCTGGTTTAAAAAATAACAACTTATTGGTAACTTTGTTGAGAAATAAAGTATATGAACCTGAATTGAAACCTGAAGAAATGTTAGATGGGGATATTGAAGCAATATTAATATTTCTTAGAAACACATCATTCGGACCAGAATATACTGTTAAATTAACAGACCCATTAACAGGAAAACTTTTTGACCACACGTTTAGCTTAGAAGAATTAAGTTTCAAAGAAACAAAAGTTAATCCTGACAATGAAGGACTATTTGAAGCAACATTACCAAAAAGTAATGCTAAAGTTAAACTTAAACTTTTGACGTTAGGTGAAAAACAAAAAATAACCAAAATGGAATCCACATATTTAAAAGGTCGAGTAACACCAACAACAGTTTGGACGTTACAAGAACAAATTGTAGAACTTAATGGTAGTAGAGATAAATCTTCGATAATTGATTTTATACAAAATATGCCAATTATGGACTCAAAATATATAAAAAGATTTATATCAGAAAATGAACCTGGAGTAGATTTAAGACTCAACGCAATAGCCCCGTCAGGAGAAAACGTATCGACTATGATATCGTTTGGGGTTGACTTTTTTCGGCCTTTCTTCGACGTATAAAAAATATCTTTTAGACCAATATATTTTTCTTTCTAAATTTCTTCATGTCTCATACAGAGATTTTTTAATAATTCCAACCTACCAAAGGAATTATATGGTAGAGAAAGTTATTGAGATGAATAGAAGAAATTAAATTTACCGTATTTATTTATAAAAGAATATTATGATGTTTTTCGTAACAGGTGAAACCCAAATGGGTTTAGGTAAAATTACTGACGCTTTAAAAGGAAACTTGACGGGTATTCAACTTATGGTTGAAAATATCGACGAGCAATTTGGAAAAATGGCTAATACTATTGGGTTTGGCCGAGAACAAGCATTTCTTTTTAAACAAACACTTACAGAAGGACTAACAGAAGTAACAAGATTAGGTGGTGATTTAGACCAAATTGTAAAACAACAAACGGCATTATTTACCACGTTTGGAACACAAATTATTCTCAACAAAAATGCTACTGATGAATTGTTTGCGACTACCAAAGCGACTGGAGTAGAAGCTGATGTATTATTCAAAGGGTATGCAAATTTGGGTAAATCAATATATTCGGCAAATGAAGAAATGGCAACTATAATGGAGAGTGCCGATTTAATAGGAGTAAACGCTCAAACTGTTACCAAACTTGTAGGGGGAAATTTGGATAAACTTTCAAGGTTCAATTTTAAAGAGGGTGTTATGGGACTTGCCGATATGGCAGCAAAATCGACAATGTTAAGAGTTGATATGTCAAAATCTGTTGAAACCGCTAAAAATTTGTATCAACCTGAAAATGCTCAAGAGTTTGTCAATAAATTATCTAGATTGGGTATTGTACAGTCAGAATTGATGGACGTTGAACGAGTGAGATTTTTATCAAGAAATGACCCTGAAAAATTACAAGAAGAAATCGCTAAAATCGCATCAACTTTTGTTGATGAAACAGGTAAAATGAGTGCCGTCGGAATGGATTTCATGGACGAACTTGCTAAAGGAACAGGTTACCAGCCAGAAGATTTGGCTCAAATGGGGGTTACATTCAAAGATTTACAAGACAAACAAAAAATTATTAATGAAACTGGATTGAAAGGTTTGATTCCTGACGAGAAAGAAATGCAAAAATTGGAAAACATTTTAATTAAAGGTAAAGATGGAAGATTTGAAGTAACATATAAAGAAGATGGACAACAAGTGACAAAGGCAATTCAAGATATGTCACAAACTGAACAACAAAATTTAGCGAATTTTTTAAAAGAACAAAATGACCAAATAGAAAAAACGTTTGAATCAAAACCAGGAGAGGACAAAGACCTTAAAAAACTCATAGAACAACAAATGGGAATAAGTGAAAAAATTTCTAGTTCACTTGAATCACTCTCGACTGTTATCCCAAGTCAAATAGCGGGTTCTGAAAGAGGTGAAAAAATAATAGAAACAATGGCAAATACTCAAGACAAAATTGCCACTAAATCATTAGAGTCATTAGATAAATTGACGGACGAAGCGGGAAAAATGATTGAATTAAAATTGAGTTATTTAGATAAAATTGGAAAAAATATTGAAGATAAAATGCCAGATATAATTTCTGGTGTTGAAAGTTTTGGGGGTAAACTTATTACAAATATGCAAAATTTAATAGATACTTTAGATACAAATTTAAATAGTATAATTACAAAATTAGGAGATTTTACTGGTTCCGTTGGAAAATTTTTTGGGATTGCGGATGACTTTGTTAGTTTTCCAGGTGATAATAGAATGTTGTTAGGTGAAGAAGGGGCGATTAGAATTAATCCTAAAGATACTATAATTGGTTCTACAGAATTTCCACAAACAAAAGATGATTTTGATAAATTTATGGAAGGAATGAAATCACCTCAAAACCCTTATGTGTCTTCACCAGTAGAAACAAAACCAATTCTTACCTCTGATAATAGTTTAAAATCAATGGGGGTGAAAAATGAAGAATTAACATCTTTAATGATGCAATCTACCGCAGTAAATACTACCCCAAGTGAAATAAAAACCTCATCAGATATAAATCATAAATTGGATATAATGGTCGATTTAAAAAATGTACCATCAGGTACTGATAAAGAAATGTTAAAATCTACAATAGAATCTGTGGTGTTAAAACCTGAATTTGTTAATGACATAAAAACAGTTTTAAATAGTATTAAAGGATTCAATTATCAATAATGAACATAAAAAAATCTTTTGAATCTATTTATAAGTAAAATTAAATAATGCCTGAGAGTTTCTTAAGTTTTCAAAATAGTTCTTCGTTTAGGAACGACTTAATAGTTAGAAATCTAACACCATATAGTGTTCCGGGTTTCTATAGTTCACCAAACGGTCCTATTAATTATGAAAGTGATTTATCAGATTTTTCAGTCCTTAATAGTCCAAATATAGGTTCTACAAATGTTGCGAACAGTTTCTATGTTTTAAATAAATTCGGACCAAATGGTGGTTTTCCTAATACACCTGGAACACAACAAATACCAATAATTAATAGTACTAATGAAGGTGAATATGATTTCAGTGATAGTGATTTAGATA